CTTGGCCGTCTGGCTGTTTAGGTTCTGGCTGTAGTCGCCGGGGGCCTTGACCTCCGTCGTGTTCCCAACCGTGCTGATCTGTAGGATATCGGATCCAATGACCCGACCCCTCCATCTCTGCTTATTGGCACCACCATTGTAGTCTACATCGAATCCCTGTCCAAGAACGACCGTATCTACGGACGCATCGGCATGGTCGATAACCCAAGTGGTGAGCTGGGTGTTGGGATCGTAGGTACCAGCGAGGGAGACCTTCTGGTCCAACCGTACCCCAAAGCCCATGTTTGAGCTGATGTAGTCGATGCCGTCGTCGTCGAAGACGGGGACATCGATGTTAACCTTCTCAAGCCAGAGCTTGTTGTTTCGGCGAAGCACCATGTACAGGTCGGAGTTGTAGGCCTGCACACTAACTACCTTGTCACAGTTGAAAGACCACTTCATAAAGGCGTGCTGGTCGGCCGTCCGTTGGACGACATAAACAGCATTGTGTTCTGACTCCGAGGTGATAAACATCATCTCGTTCTGCTCCGAGACCTTGATGTCCCGGATAGGACCCTTGATGAATCCCTCAACCCCCTGCGTGATCTCCATGGTCTGGGTCTGTTGACCCTCGGCCTTCATGTGGTACAGAACCAAGGCATCGTTTCGGATGGTTCCGAAGTATACCGAGGACCCCATACGCACTGGTCGGATCTCAGGGGAGGTGTTGTAGGAACCAATCGGCACCAGCACCGAGGCGGTGGGCGTCAGGGCTCCGTTCGAGGTCAAGATAAACTGGCGACTTCCGTTGGTGAGGATGAGGAGGCCCGAGTCAGTAGGAAGGAGCCAGTCAACAAGCGTGATCGCATCACTCTGGGTCTGAACCCGAATGGGATCGGAGTCCACAAGAATCGCCTGAGACTCTTGCCACAAGTTGAACAGGTCCCCTGCTTGGCTGGAGTCTACGAACTCATCCCCACCAAGGAAGAGCCGCGACTGATAGAACGCGATGTCTCTTGCCTTGATGGCCTTGCCGTAGGGCCGGGCCAAGATGTTCGGCCCGGGGTTGGTGAAGGAGTCACCCGAGTATCGGGCACCCCAGTCTGCGTGGTCTAGTGTAAAGGACTCTCCATCGAAGGTTACCTGCACGGGCATGGTATTCTTATCGATGAGAGATCCATTGGTCTCGGCCCGGATTCTCTCGTACCACGGAGCGGTCGTCGAGGAGACGGCCGCGTACCAGCCCGAAGGCCAGCCGAGGTCATCATCCTGAGCGTAGTACACTGCACCGTTACTTATAGAGGCGGGCACATCGTTGGCTACCGTCGTTACTACAGACGGAGGCTGCGGGAAGTCCGACCACGCATCCAAGTTGGAGGGGTTGGACTTGATCCGGATGTTCCCAGAGCTGTTTGAATACTGTATTGCATTGGCGTCATTGACCAGATTGGTCTCGACTGTCCGATTTAGCAGCACCGTACTGTCAGCCACCGTACCTCCGCTGAACCGCAGGTGGGCCGAGAGGGTTCCGGTGGTGAAATAATCATCATCGGCAATCCCTGCCTCTATATTGTAAGGGAGAATGGCCCCCGGAGCGTAGGTAACAGGCGACGACTGGGTATCCGTGTAGCTAACAAGAGTCACCGGCTCGATGCGAGAGCCTTGAGCTGCCGCCGGATCGATCAGAAGACAGAACTTCTCATCGTCGTCACGGTCAATCCAGTGGACATACTTGTTGTTGGTAGGGTTGGCGGAGCTAATCTCAGCGATAAGCTCGGTGCCTGCCCTTTTCTCGAGTCCTCTCGAGGACCGCATCATCGTGTTGTTGGCCTCGGAGACAGTGCCGAACTCTCGTTCGTGGGGAGCGAGAGTAGACACTCCCTTCGTGAGGGCTGCGTAACTGATTTTCTGCGAAGCCATTGGTATTCCTTATTATCGTCGGCCCCAAGAACGGCGAAGGCCCTTGGCAATGTAGTAGGGTAGGCCGGACTTGAAGTTGAACATGGACACATCACGCTGACGCATGTCTTCTGCCCGAGCCAAGGCCCGGGACTGCTGCGATCGCTGGCGTAGCATACCATCGGTGGTGCCATCTGCCATGGTGATGAGCTGATATCGTCGTGCGGCCTCGTCTACAATCGCAAACTGCTGGGCCACGGGAACATCCTCGAACTCAACCTTGACCACCTGCCGCACATGGAGGCCAGAAGTCAGGGTTAGCTCGGAGAAATTAAAGGTATTTTTCGGGGTGTCGTATGACTTAAGCCAGAAGAGCTTGGGCGGGTTTGATCCCTTGGGAACAACCTCGATATAACGATGGCTGCCAATCGTGTCGATATGTAGAATATCATCACTAAGCAGGATTTCACCGTTGGAGTCTGGCGTAAGGTACTTCTCTTGGGTATTGAATACCTGACCAGTGATCTGGTACTCAAGCTCAACCTCATCTAGGATCTGCTCGGCCATTAGGGCATCCCCGCTAATGGTGAGCAGGGTGTTTACGGGCTGTTCACCAGATGCCCTAAGCATACGGTTGACAGCATCAAGTTTACTTAGGGCACCCATAGTTTAACACTTCCATTTGCGGCGAGCCTTGCGAAGCCGACTATTCGGATTCTTTGCTGCCTTGGGAAACTTCTTCATCTGCCCCGCCGATCGGGCACAGTAAGACTTCTTTCGGGCTCCGCCGCCCGGCTGAGGTGGTTTTAGTTTTGATCCAGTTCGGGCGTTGATGCGGCGACGGCCCTTAGCGGTCAGACCACCGCTCTTTGACTTGCATCCATTACGGATACCGCAGCCCTTCATCGCTCCCTTTTTCTTCTTACTTGCCACAGTTGCACCCGCCCTTCTTGGCGGGCTTCTTCTTGGCACCACCCCTCTTCGGGGCAGTCTTCTTGATAATCTTCTTAGCAATCTTACGCATAGTAAATCTCCAAAGTTCTCCCCCTCAGTGTCCCGAGAGGGGAGAAGAATATTAGTTTTCGGTTGCCTCGTAGAGAGGATACCATATCAACAGGGTACGGAGAGATCCGACCCGTCAAATCCAGCTTCGCCAACCCAGCGGGATCGAGCAGCACCGCACGAAGCGATCTGACCATACCAGCAAAGTCGTCCGTTGGACGCTGTATTAGGACTGGGGTTGCTGCCTGAAAGAGCAGGGGGAGTTGTTCCCTTGCCCCAGATCCAAGACTCTTCGCCATTTTCGTTGGCGATCAGCAACTTACGACCAAGGAGGTTAGCGGCACCTCCGCCATTACCAGAACATCCAGTCACATAGATCAGAGGCCAGTCAGCCAATCGAGACTGAGTGATCCCGTTACAGAACGGGGCACCAACATTAATACCACTAGTATCACAGTAGTCAATGGACCCAATTAGGTTGACCATATCAACCGTGTTGGTGTACGCAGCACCGCTCTTAATAACGGGGGGCGTCTGCTGGGACAGAGCTGCCGCCCGGAATTGGTAGTGGTACTTAAAGACCTGACGTGACAGAGCATTCTTGAAGCTGGTGTTAGTGGTCTGTCCCCACCTACCGAGGATCCACCCCAGCAACGCTCCAAAGAAGGAGGCGTGCAGAGTAACTCCCGGGTGAGAGTACATTTTAACACTACCCGACTGTGGGTTCTTTCCGCTCCAACCTTCCCAGCAAATCTGGGTTGACGATCCATCTGCGGTAGACCAGCTAAAGCTGCCGTTAACGGTTCCTACATTAGCTCCAAAGAGGAGCAAAAGCCAACCAAGGAATTGGCCCTCGACCTTAGACGGGGGCGAACTCCACGAAGCTCCGGCTGCGATGGTCTTGAGACCCGCAACATCGAATCCTCGGTCAGTCAGGTAGGTTTCAAAGTCACCGATAACGCTGCTTCCGTCAAAGTTGTTAGCTTCTTGGGCTGCCAGCAGAGCTGCTGAAATACCGACCGCTGCTTCTTTATCACTTTGAAGCTGGACGGTAAGGATCAGGTCAGCGGGACTAGCCGATCCTCCGGTAATGACAAGGTTCTTCGCGGCATCGACCGAGACAACTACCTCTCCGGTGGCATCACCAGCGGTACCGCCGTTCGAGTTCTCAGCGGTGATAACGAGCGTGTCGTTACCCGAGGCTCGATCACCATAAGAAGCCGACTCGCTGTTATTATCAAGGACTTGATCCTCGGCAGCACTGATCGTGCCAGCCGAAGTGTCATAGATAACAGTGAGGTACTCGTCAGTTTCTCCCAACTCGGCCTTGATATAGATACGAACCGCTGAAATAGCGGGGTCCTTTGCGACATGATCGGCGACCACATCAAGATCCCCCAGCTTAATAGCAGCAGCCGTATCTAGCTTGAACTCAAGCGGGGCCTCATTGTTCCGGTTACAGATAGCTGGGTTAGCTTCTCCCCGGCCATGAGCGTACTGTCCTTTGGCACCTCCCTCTAGGAGGGTACCTTGACCGTAGGTGCTAATGGCATCCTTGCCTGCCACCCTGCCGGTGGTATTGTAGCTAGGTGGACTTCCATAGTCCTTGTAAATAGCCATATAAACTCCAATGAAAGGGAGGGGTCCCCGAAGGGACCCCTTTGTTAAACTAACTCAGGGGATTGCGATCTCGACCGCACACTCGGGACGGAGGGTACCGCCGCCGTAGAGCATCTTCGTCACGAAGAAGTCGGTCTGACGACGGACATCTCGATCCGTCTCGGTCTGCACGCCCATGAGGGTGAGGAGGCCGACGGCCTGCTTCTGGATGCAGATGGCTCGCGTCTTCGTATAGTCGTCTTGGTAGTTAGTCTCACCGATCCCTTGGGTATTAGTACCGTTGGGAAGGAAGTTAGAACGGACGATGTTTACGCCGAGGTGCGTAAGGAATCCGGCTCGGCTGGAATCAGCCTCGGCCGGGCCACGCTGCGGCATGGTGCCGTCTTGGAAGGGGTAGTACCCAATCAGACCGGCGGCAGCACTGGTGCTTTCCGGGACGCCAATGGTCCGGAGGCGGTGCCAGCAGTCGGTGGGAACGACGCAGAATCGCTCCTCCTGCGGGACATCACGCTGATCCCATGCAACCACGATGTCTTCGATCGCACCGAGAAGTGCAAGGGCGTTGTCCTTGTTCCACGCACCCGTAGCCGAGGCGGGAAGGTTGTTGGCACCAGTACCGCTAGCAAGCTCGTACGCGGTGCCGTCAAGGGCTGCCGAGGGGTCGGCCTTGTAGCCACCACCATCGAAGTCCGTGTTAGCTACCGCCGGAGTACGCGATGCCCTGACGCAAAGCTGAAGGACATTCTTGTCCATCTCACGGGCGATAGCCCGGCCAGCCTGCTTGGCAATCTCGGAGCGAGTCTCGTAGTGAGCCATCGCTTCATCCACATCATCCAGATCAAAGTGGGCGACCAGAGGACGCTCGTCGAGCGTGATGCTACGCTTGGAGGTCTGGATGTCGGTGCCGAGCAGTTCGGTACCGGCAGCGTGACGCTCTGCGGACATCTTGTGAATCATGGGGAACTCCATGCTTACGCCGGAGGGCATACTCATGGTGCGAACAATGTCCTTAGCAACGCTCATTTCCTCGAAGGCTGCGAGAACTTCGCCGCCGTAAACCGGGAGGAACAGATCAGAGAAAGTGGCGTTGGTACCTTGAACAAAGTCCTTACCGTAACGAATCGGGCTGCTATTAGCCATGGATATATTCCTTGAATACTTAAAATAGGTGAATCAGCTTGCATTCTACCCCAAGTCTCAAGGTTATCCCGGAGGGCCTTATCGTCGGTTACACTCGCCCAAGTCCGTAGAGGGGCTGTGTGGTTTCTTGCGTTGCTAGTGTGAAGTCAGCGGACCGGATTGGTAACACGCATACGGGCGGCTACCGCATCCCGAAAATCGGGGTCGGTTTGATATCGCGGACTTCGGATGTCGGCCATCATCTCGGCCTGATCTCGGTACGCCACCGCATCCTTAGCGGGCGGGGGCGACGAGGGGCCAGAAGTGGCTAGGGAGTCCTGCCGTGGGGCAGAGTTGATGTTGAGTCCAGCCTGTATGGCTAGACCCTTGAGAGTAACTTCCCATGTTGGCCCATTGAGCTGGCCCTTGAAGGCCTCAAGCTGCTCGGGCGAGAAGCTATTACGAGCAAACTCCATTGCCTTGGTAAGGTTGTCCGCCCCGCCGACCGCATCAGCGGCAGCTTGGGTGCGGGCCTCGGCCTTGGCCTTGAGTCCGTCCGTATAAGATGCAATCATTGAATCAGGAACTCCGCTTGCACGGAGATCATTGAGGGTTCCCTCCGAAATCTCGCCCTTCGCTGCTTCCTGAGCAACCGTGTCCCAGACCGTAGTCTTCGGGGCATCCAGCATCTCGTTGAGGGGCTGGGTAATCTCCGGCTCGGGAGCGGGTTCGGGGGTAGGCTCGGGCTGGGCCTCGGCTCGCTTGGAATAAGCGGCCTCAAGTTCGGTGTACGACTTGATGAGGGCCTCTTGATTTACCGTTCCGTCCTCGTTCTTGAACTTGTCGGGTACTCCACCACGAGCGGCTTGCTCTGCGGCGTAGTCAGCGGACGGGGCGAAGTCTTCATTGGGTTCCATCTGTCATTCCTTGTGGTTGTTGGCCTGCCTGTATGGCTGCGGCCTCGGCTCCTGATTGGGCTACTTGAGCCTGACCCTGAGCCATCTGTTCTTGCTGAAGCTGTTGCTGACTCTTGATGATACCTGCGGTCTCAATGCCGAAGGTCTGGAGGAAGCGTTCCAGCATGTTCGTGAAGTCGATAACTTCGGTAGCCTGCGGCGGCATCTGGCCGACCACCTGCATAATCTGAAGCATCTTCTCGTTCTCAAGCTCTCTATTGAGGGCAGCAAGTCCCGACCTAACCTCGATACGAAGTACCGAGCCGTCGTCGAGTAGTGCCTTCTCCATTTCTTCCGAAGGGCCATTGCCCTCGGGCACAAGAGACCCATCACGCACCATCATCAACATAACACGTCGGATGATAGGACGCTGGAACTCTCGGGACACGGCACCGAAGACGCCGCCGAGTGCCTGCTCCAGCTCGGACGCAATGATCCGAACCTGAGTGGCCGTGACTCGCTCGCCGGTGGGCTGCGAGGCACTGTTTAGTAGGAAGATTTGACCGAGAGCCTGCTCCTTCGTAGCCACCGATGCTTGGATCGCTGACACGGAGGCTTGGTTCTGGATCTGAATCGGGAAGACATCGTTGGGTGCAGCGGGAACAAAGGATCCGTTCTCGCTATTGGCAATGTCGGCGATCTCGGTGAGACCGGCGGGGTTGACACCAAACCGGAACTCAGCGTTTGCGGCCACTGCATCGAGCAGGGCCTCGGACAGACCGTCAATTGCCTTGATGTCGGCGTAGTTTTCCTCGACCAGACCACGGTGGTAGTCTTCGCCGGGGATATGATTCCATCCAAGGGGAACGAAGGGGCACGCCTCGTACTCGTAGGTAGCGTAGACCCGGCCATCGTACTCCCGGACGCAGTAGCATCCGTCGCCGTCTCTGACGACATGCTCGTAAATACAATACTCTTCGCCATCGTCAGTCGTAAACCGATCCTGCCCCTCGTCCTTCTTGTTCTCAAAGCCTGCATCAAGAAGAGCATTAGGGAGGTTGTAGGGATCGACCGGAATACGAACGATAATGTCCCACCACTCGCCGTCCGGTCGCCGTCGAATAACATAGTTATCGACGCGATGAACAGCGAAGGTGTAATCATCGGTCACCTCGAGCAAGCAATCGCCGAGGGTGATGATATGCTGCATCGCTGTGTACAACGCACTTCGTAGGTTGGTCAGCGAGAGCTTGTCCATGACACGACGCTCGATCCTGCCGAGTACCTCGTACGCCTTCTTTGGATCGGTACCCTGCGACGGATTGATCGGAAGGTCAAGGCTCAGTTCAAAGAACGGAACGTCGTTCATGGGGTATAGGGCTGACACCATTCGTGCGGCCAGACGAGTGATGCCTCGGGAGGGCATACTGCTGTACGGAACGGGCAGCTCACTGGTTTGTGTGTAGCCGGTGCGTGGAAGAATGCCGGGGATCGTCAGCTCTGCGTAGTCATAAAGACGGGTCAGAAGCGTTCCGCGACTGCTATCCAGCTTGTCGTATAGTTGTTGAATATCAGTCATATTGTAATCCCAAGACCAAACTGTTGGTTATACCAGCCCATTCGGGCACCACCGCCGGTATGGCAATCCATCAATCTTCGACAAATACGACGATTATTGTGGTCTACGGCAATCGAATGCAGCCTTTGGTTGTTGTTCTGTCGATCAAAGGCTTCGTAGGTAGTTCCTACATGGCGACCAAATCTATTAGAATAGGGCTGCGATGTATAGTAGTAGCGGTCGTTGCCGCCCTCGGCTCCCTCGGGCATACTTTCTCCTTCGCCGCCACTGCTTCCAGGTCCTCCGCTACCCCCATCGCAATCTCCAATAGCAACCAAATCGCCATCGTCGTTCACAAGAGTCGTGCAGTCAACACCTGTTGGAGCGTCAGTACATCCGTTGGAGTCTCGCCATCCCGAGGGGCACTCAGAGCTGGCGGTACGTTGCCCACCAGAGGAGCCTCCTCCATCGGAGCCTCCTCCGCCACCGCCTCCTCCGCCACCGCCGCCACCGGATCCGCCCGGGTTTACGACTTGGTTAGCACCTTGGCTGTCTCCTTCAATATCATCAACGGCATCAATGATGTCATCAAACGAGCCGGGTACGGTAGTATCCTGCTCTTGTGTTACATCATCGGACGGATCAGGTACATCAGGAATAATCGTTGGGGTTCGGGTCACCGCTCCTCGACGCATTTGGTTGCGATCAGCCCGAAACTGATCGGCGTACATTCGTGCCAAGCCAGATCGGGTGGAAATCGCACCTGCTCTCTCATTATCCTGAGAGGTATCAAGCGAGCGAGTGGTCACACCCTGCATAGGCTGGTCACTCATGTTCAGTCCTCATATTCTCGGTCGTAAGTCGTGTCGATGTACCGCTCCATGAACCTAATCGCGTCGTTGTAGCCCCGGTCATACAGGGCACGAGCGGCGTTCAGCTCACTAGCGGGTGTCTCACGGAGCAGGGCGTGGAGCTTAGACTTTAGCCAAGCGGGGAGCTGCTTCGTATAGACTGGGATGGGGTTTGAATCTGGCAAGTCTCTGCTCCAGTTCGTCGGGAGTGTAGCACAACGGGAAGGTCGGCCACGCCGACTGTAGAATCAGTGAAATAAAGGACGCACAGTTGTTGGTCCTTGGCCGGGTCCATCCCAGCACATGAAGGGCGGACCGGACTGGGGTCGCCCGTAGGTAGGACAGGTCCCATATGGACCCTGTTTCTACTTCGTCGGGTAGGCGGTGTCCCATAGAGGGAGTGCGGAGTTCTAGGGCCTCGCGTCGTTTGGTTACAGTAGGGGCGTCTTGGCCTAGATCGTACACATACTCGCCTAATTGAATGTTGCAATGGGTAAACCGGGGCTTAAACAGCCGATCCCACATGCGGACCCATCGTGGAGTCCCATTGTTTGGTCTATAAAAGTAAATAACCAAAGTTAGAATCCTTGGGTGTCGCGGGTAAGGGTTTATCCTTATAGAGGGATCATAAGGGAAGGCCGCTTATAGGTAGCAGGAAGGGGGATTTCGTACCTGATGACATCCGGGTTGATCCGGACGGCAATCCACTGGCTGAGGGTGTACCATCTGGGGCAGCCCGCACAGTTATAGGTTTCTTCGCACTCTTGGGTAAGGCACCGATCCTCATGCACCGCCAAATCCAACAGTCGTTTGGCCCTAACTGGGCCTATACGGGGGCAACCGGGGATATTATCTACAGAATCCCCGACAAGCCACTGATAATGCAGGTTATACGAGGCCTCTGCCTCCGAGACGAGGACCGGGCCAGCGTCCTTGCGGGGATTAAAGTGCCAGCCCGGCAGGGTCCGGAGGTCCTTGTCGATGGTGACCATGATGTCACCGGGCAGGAGTTGGCTCCCTAGCAGGTCGTCAGCCTCGGCAAATGGGAGGGCCTCGATCCTGAAGGTAAGGGAAGCGTACTCCCACGCCAGACGGATCATGTCCGCCCTACGCTTGTCCTCTTCGGACGGCTCGGCCTTGTCCCGGTTGGACTTGTAGGTGGGGAGGAAGAGACGCCGGTAGTTAGAGTCCCGAGGGCAGCTCCGGTAGAGCTTGTACTCTTCCGTGGATACCCGGTCAGCGATAGGCTCCAGCCACTCGTCGATGAGCAGGTGGATATGCTCGAACACCTCGTCCGGGGCGATGCCGTGGTCGGCACCGTACCGGGCGGCTTGGTTGACGATAATGTCAAAGTCGATATGGGCGGTATTAGTCATCGTTGTTCTCCCTGAAAACAAGAAACTGACCAGAAAGTACCCACTTGTTACCAATCCACTCCCCCTCATCGCCTACCTCAATGGTAGCGTTATCTGAGAAGTCCTTAAGGTACTTTCGTAGTTCTCCTACATTCATATACTCGAAAGAGTCTATCTCAATCTTCTTATTCATCGTTGTCCTCCTCAAACAGCTTGCGAAGACGACGCATCAAAGACAGTAGCTCTGATAGGTCCTCGGCTTCAGGTGTAGTGCCAATGAAAAAATCCTCGGGTACATCCGAAGTTAGTTGACCTACGATGAGGTGAGCTACGTCGTCGAGGTTCTGCTGGGTGGGGTCCTTGGCGTCATTGAGGATAGCAGTATCAAACATATCCTCGACATCCTCCATAGGGGCGGTGGTCCAGTAGTTGGCGAACTCCTCGCTCTCGTGATCCCGCCACTTGGAAGACTGATCGGGAAGCTCGTCCCGTACCACGAGAACTACTGATCCCTGAAGGCGACGGACAAGGTTGAACTCGTTCTCGTATCGCAGGTCGTCAATAAGGACAAGCATCTCACTGTACTTGTCGTCACCCTTTAGAGAGTTCTCGAGATTTGCTGCGTCACGCTTGGCGTACACCTCTAGCTGCTCGCTAAACTTCTTGATCCAGTAGTCAGGATCCTCTGCCCTCATGCTCTTGCCGAGGTTCTGACAGAATAGACGATAGTCCTCGGGGTTGCTGTCCTTGTTCAACCCCTCGTGCTGGGCAATCTCCTTGATAGGGCCAGCAAAGGAAAGGATGACCGGGGTCATGCCCTGTTCGAGGGCCGACCGAGCAAAGGCATGGGCCATGGTAGTCTTGCCCGAGCGGGCCTGTCCTGCAAATGCGATGATATTCATGGGCGGGGTACCTCGTAATAGATGTCCTTACCGTGTAGTTTTGCGTAAGCCCACTCCCAGCTCGCACCGGGGGAGGTCTCGTAACCGTGCATCATGTAGATGGCATCGCAATCCTCAAGGGCCTTGAGGTCACGCTTGCACGCCATCCTGTAGTCGTCCATACTGTACTCTCGGTCGGGCGACAGCCCCACCTCAAGATCCATCTCTGCCGGGGATACGACATTCCAACCCATGACTCGAAGCTGCTCGGCCTTGGCGTTGAACTGCTCGTAGTTGTTGCCGGGCATCCCGGTCATCCGTCCTGCAATGTAGATCGTTCTCATCAGTGTGTCTCCGACCAGTTCTTGCCGATCTGATACTCCGCGTCCACTGGCATGTTGAAGTTTAGCTTCTGCCCCGCTGCTAGGGAGGCGTCCACAAGAGATTGTCCAGTTGCCTCCCCGAGGTTTCTCGGGCACATCACCTGAATCTCGTCGTGTACCCACGCCATCATGTTGTGTTCCGTCTGGCATAGCCTGTTCCTTGCTTCAATCAACCAATACTTAGAGATGACGGCACCGGCCCCCTGTAGTAGGGTGTTGAGTGCCTTGTAGTCTGATCGAACGGGAACGACCCGCCCATCAAGCAGCCGTAGCTGCCCTGCCTTTTTGGCCCGGAACTGTGCGTCCTTGATAAGACGCTCCAGTGCGGGGATCTTGCGGAAGAAGTTGGCCCGTAGGTCAGCCCCGTCCTTGGCGTTGCCGCCAACGATCTTGCCGATCTTCGCGTCACCGGCCCCGTAGATCAGGGCGTAGATGAATGTCTTGGCATCGGCCCGGGTGGGCAGGCCAGCCGCCTCCTGATTCATGGTGTGGATGTCTCCATTCAAGATGACATCGGCATAGGCACCCTTGTCGTAGCGGTGCATGTAGTGAGCAAGGCAGCGAAGCTCGATGCCCGAGAGGTCGCAACCGACCTGTACCCAGTCGCGGTTGAGTGGGCCGAAGAGACTGCGGCACTCGGGGTCGGACGGGACCTGAGCCAGATTGGGCTGGCTGTGCGAGGCCCGGCCAGTAGCCGTGCCCTGCGAGTTGGTCCGGCCACGGACGCAGCCGGAGCCGTCCGATCGGTTGAGCCAGTCAGACACCATCCCGATCTTCTTGTTCAGGTCACGGTAGCGGAGGCCGAGCTTGGCCTCGGGGAAGTCGAGCTGCTTGAGCGTAGCCTCGTCCACGATGGGGTTATCGGAGTCGGTACGCTTGGGCCGCCAGCGGTACTTGTCACCAAGCCGGTCGGCCCACTGCTGGGACGAGCCGGGGTTGAAGACGGTCACCTTGTCCTTGAGCTGCTTGCCGGTCTTCTCGGACCAGCGTTCCTCCACGATGTCGGGGAAGATGTCTCGCAGCTCGTCGGTGATCTTGCACTTCTCGGTGGACAGCCGGAGCAGTAGCTCCTCGGCGGCAGGCTCGTCGAAGCCGAAGCCGCAGTCAGCCATGTCAACACAGATGGCTGCGACCTGCTGCTCCAGTGCAACCAGATCAGCATGGTCATTGAGCCACTGCTCCTGAGCCTTGAAGACACTGACATTGGCAGCTACATCTTGCTGACAATACTCCATCATCTCCTTGCTGTACCGCTCCCAGCCGCCATCGTAGTCCATCTTGTAGTCCCCGGTGAACTGTGCCCACGCCTTGAGCGAGTGGCCGTGCAGGCCCTCGGGTAGCTGGGTACGGTCGGGGTACATGAGACGGCCCACGATCAGGGTGTCGATGACGCCCTTGGGCTGGAAGCCGGGGAGCAGGCGGGACAACACGCGGTTGTCGTAGTCGATGATGTTGTGTCCGATAAGGATGTCGGCACTGTTGAGCAGGTCAACGGCCTCGGCAACCAGATGGGGCGGGAAGGCCCAGCACTGGCCGGTGTCCACATCCTGCACGGCAATGCAGTGGATGAGGGAGACGGTGGGGATAGGGTTCCCCTTCTTGTCAAGCTCGGGATGAGCGAGGCCGTCCGCCTCGATGTCGTAGCATAGTCGCTTCATACTGTACCTTTCTTAGGAAGTCAGAAGCCATAGGATTCCTCCGGCTCACCGATCTGTACCTCACCGCTGCCGTCAACGGCAAAGTCGGTAGGGGTCAGTCGGCCCGAAGTGTAGTCATAGTACAACGCTGTAGCAACGCCAGTCTTTCCAGTAAAGCGGTTCTTTAGGACACGAATCACTGAGGTATTGGCTGCCCTTGGATCGGCCGCCTGTCGGTCACGCTCCATGGCGATGACCGTGTTGGGCACGGAGGACAGGGCACCAGACCCACGGAGATCGCCGAGGGTGATACGGGCACCTTCCTCATAGCCCTTGCCTGTGCTGGGCTTACGGAGCTGTGAGATGATATCGAGATGCACGCCGGTCCGGGTGACGATACCCCGTAGGTTGTGCATGGCCTCGTCGATAGCCTCACGCTCGCCCTTGGTCTTGTTATCGGAAGCCATGATGTTAGTCACGGCAGCCGTGATATGGTCGAGGATGACGACATCACAACCAAGGGCGGAGGCCATGTAGTCCACCTGCGACACGATGTTGTCGGTGGCGGTCATGCCGAAGCTGTCGTAGATGTACAGGTCCCGTGACTGGAGCTGTGCCTTGGCGTCCTCGTACTCGTCGTCGGACAGGTTGTCCTCGAACTCGACAAGCTCCTGTCCCATGCTGGCCTTGAGCTGGTTGAGGGCACGGAGACTCCGGATCCTACGGACGGGCTTGCCCAGTTGCAGGGAGATGAGATCGTCCATGGTCTCCTCGGGCGACTCCTCCAGCATGAGCATACCAACGGTACGGCCATGGTCAAGGTGGTCGGCGACAAGCTCACGGATGATGGTGGACTTGCCCGAGCCGGTGCCGGAGGTCCACATGCTGATCTCCTGCGACCGCTGGCCGATGAGGTACTCGGTCAGGCAGTCCCACGGGAAGGGCCACACCTCTTGGTCGCGGCTCGACGAGGTGGACTGCACCTCACGGACATGGAGAATACCGTCAGGCCGGTAGCCCTTGGCGTTCCATAGTGCGGTGAGCAGGCCCGAGCTGTCGTTGTTGACGAGCATCTCGTTGGCATCCTTGCGGGGCAGGCTGGCGATGGATACCTTGCCAGCAGGCAGGATCTCGGCCACCTTCTGGGCCGCCGTCTGCCCGGCCTCATCCATGTCGAACAAGATCACAACCTCCTTGAAGGAGGACACGAACTCGTAGTTGTTCTGGATTGCCTTGACCGCACCAGCGGCACCGGAGGGAACCGAGACGACAGGCCACTTGCGGTCCTGTACCTCGGCGATCGACATTGCATCGATCTCG